TTATATTTTTATATTATAATCAATAGGTTCTTTGTAAGCTTCTTCCATCACCTGTTCGAAAAAAAACTCAATATTAACATTTAATACTTTAAGTGCTGATGCCAAAGTATCTATATCAATTTTATTGATCCCTCGTTCATAGCGGTATAACTGCTGCTCGCTCTTACATCCTGTCAACTTAGAAAACTGAGATGCAGTATATCCAGCATCTCGCCTCAGAGATTTAACTTTTTGTCCTACCAACGCTGACACTGTACGATTCATACTCATATTAATGCCCATCCAAAAGTCGTTAAATATAATAATTAGATTTTAAACTTTAACTTCTAGGTTTATATATCTATTACGTATCAAGTATAGATGTTATTTTAGAATCATCCATAAAAGATAGTTATATTTTGATGATTATCACTTATCCATGTTTTTCTGTTGACTTTACTGATATATGGCACTATTTATAAGTAAAGCATTTTATTTCAATAGCTATTGCCACTAGAAAATGAAGAGGAATATTTATGAATAAGTTTATAATTTCTGCTTGTATGATTGCATCAAGTGCCCTGTCCTTCAATGCATTAGCCGCAGACAAAATGACCTCAACCCCCGAAAATATGACATGTAAAGAGTATGTGGACCTGAACCCTAAAAGCTGGGCTCCAGTTGCCTTATGGGTAACATCACAAGATACTCAGTTTAAAAGTGGAGACTGGGTGGCATTATCTGAGCAGAGCGTTGCGGAAGCTCCTTTAATCCTTGAGTTTTGTAAGAAAAAACCTGAAGGAACTTTAAAAGATTACCTTGCTAGCAAGAAATAAAGTTTTTAACTAGTAATAGCCGCAGTTTATTTTCTGCGGCTATTTAGATTATTCACAGCAATTCTATTTTCTCTATTCCCATCCTTGATACCGATACAGTAGTGGTTTTTATTAACTTCACCGCTTCAATGAATGAAATTGTCTTCTAATATAGTTTAACCATCCAGAAAAATAGATTTAATAATTATTGCTACTGATTTATTGGCCTAATGAGTGTTGAGCCTTCTTTATATATTTCTGCTCTTTTTGTATTCGAAAAGGTAAATTTCACATATCTATTTGTATTACTTGATACAGCAACTGTATAGGCTCGCAAATACACAAATATGCTTTTCCCTCGTCCCAAAGCAGGTATAGGAATATCATTTGCTGTTAATGTCATCTTCAATCCATTATTGATGTCTTCTCTTGCTTGGCTACTAACAAGAGTTTTTATGCCTCCTTCGCCATCATCAACACCCACTAAAAATGCATATGTTGAATAATTCATTCCTGGAGAGGCTCTGGACGTTTCAAAAACACATGACAGCCCAGCATCAAATACACGAACGAAATTATCAGAACTAATCTCTATTGCTTTAATCCATCCTGTTTCAAGTGCTCCTTTGGGAAAGGTTTTGTTCAATGGCGTTCCTGATATCTTTTTATTTGTTGCAAAGTACACATCACCTAAAACTTCCTTTGCATCAACAGTTCCACTAAAGTGACCATCTGCACCATCAATTCGCCCTCGGAATGTAGCAGCATTAAATTCTGCATTACCATCCTTATTAATTGACCATCCTGATTTACCCGAAATGAAGTTATTCGACTGAATCACATTCCCTATCTTGGCATTGCTAATCGATGCATCGGCGATGAATGACTCACGCATGTAAATCTGTCCATTTCTCATAAACATCAAGGGTTCCATTTTTCCTCGTGTTGGATTAAAAAAGGCAAAATTATTCGCATTAAACCCAATAAACGATTCGATTTGTCCCCCCTTCACTTCCGCACTCACCACCATACTTGCCGCATTATATTTTTTCCCATCAACCATAATTGTGATGTTTGTACTGTGTATCGCATATCCACTCCCCTGAGAAAACTGCGCTTGCATCTTGGTATTAATCATTGCGGCTTGGTTTTCAAATTTTGCCTGAACTTGCTTTTGAGATTCAGCAAATGATTGGTTTAAATCAATAATCGCCTTATCGAGCTTAACGACACCTGCATCAATTTTTTCTACTGACTCATTTAACCAATTCAGTTCTTGCGAAAGTTGTTTTCCCGCTTCTGTGGACATAAAGTGTTCATTCAGTTCCGGCACGATGGTTTGTGCATCAAACTCCGATTCCCCTCGTACAAAGGGTGTCCACTCGGATTCGTTCCCCGACTTATCCACTAAGCGAGCCCTAAAATAAAATACAGTTCCCGCAGCGAGCCCCGTGATTTCATGAGAACGGGAAGGATAAGGCACATCAGCTAGCAACATCACACCGTTACCATCATGGGTTTTACTGTACTGAATTTCAGTTTTTAGCGTATCACTGGTATTTTCATCAAACCCCCAATCCAACTTAATACCGAACACAAGTGAGGAAGCTCTGAAATTCACGGGCTTCGGTGGATTACCGACTTTTCCAGTCAGACTCGTTTCGGGCGCATTAGCCCACACACTGGAAATTTCAGCAGCATTAATCGCTCTCACTCGCACTTGATATCGCCCCGAATAAATCCCGTTAACCTCAAACACCAGTGAAGATGTCCGTGGAACATTAATCCAGTTCCCGTTGTCACGACGCCACTGAGCCTCATAAGCAATGGCACTTTCCGCTGCATCCCAGCTAACACTGAGTGTTGAAAACGCTATGCCTTGGTCAACAATTGAGTAAGAAGATATTTTTACACTGCTCGGAGCAGGTTGAACGCTAGGCGGAATAATAGTCACAGGGCGCTCATCTATTCGCGCACCAGAATCGATGTGCTCATAATTATCCGGATTGTGGGCTGCACCACTAATAGTGTAGGTGTTATCACCGTTATCACTGATATTAATCACTCGGTATAGTTGAACGGCTAAATCATCCGAATCCACTACCCACACAGCGTCTTTCTGCGGTACTTGAGAATACCCAACAGAGACAGTTACAATCTTATTATTCACCGCTGTCACTGTACGTCCCTCTGATCTTCCATCCGGAAGGTTGATGATTAAACGATCCCCCTCTTTAATCGATGTCACTCTATCGAGTGTAATATTTCGTCCATTAGCCCCAGCAATACGTCCACCAGTCTCTCGCCCTGCCAAGTTTGAATCGGCTATGGCAATGATATGACCCGGTGAAGGAATAGCCCCTTCTAACCCCGTAGCAAATGTGATCATGCGGTCATTTGCATTAGTCAATAATGCCCAGCGACCACGACGATTCGCTTCACTTCGACGGGTACACCCAATCGCGGACAACTCGGTTTTACGCACCCCATATCGGCGCTGAAGCTGTAAATCCACTACAGCCTCAATATCATCATGACTGTGGTTATCTGTATCCGTAAATGAGACCAGTACTTGGGTGTAACGATTCTGGATGCTTCCCCCCGAATAGGACGGTTTCCCCCCAACAATATTGGCATTAGTAAACGTACGAAAGAGTGGTGCAGGCATATCGGCAACCGCATTGACTTTATTGTCCGCCCAAAAAGTCATTCCCCGAAAAATAGCAGCAATATCACGTAATACGGTATACGCAGCCTCTTGTGATTGAATATATACATCACATAAAAAACGAGGCTCTTTACCGTCACCTCCTCGCCCATCAGGCACCAATTCATCACAATACTGTGCGATTTTGTACAAATCCCATTTTTCTATTTGATTCGCATTGATTCGGTCACCACAGCCATAACGATTATTCAGGACTAAATCATAAAACACCCACGCGGGATTATTTGTCGCCGCTAATTTGAAAGTCCCATCCCATACCCCTGAATATGTTCGATTAACAGGATCGTAGTTCGTTGGTACTTTGATGAGTAGCCCTCCTTTTGGACGGATGCTCACCTTGGGGATCCGATTATTAAATTGACGCGCATTAAACGTCACAAATAAGAGTGCGGTATTCGGATAGCGTAACTTTGCATCAATCACCTCAGTCACTGCAGCAATCATCACTTTATCAGCAATACGTGCGGTATTTTGGTTTGGTGTTAGACGACGAACACGCAGTTGCCACCCAGTTGTCGCTTCGGGTAAATCAATACGGTGAGTACGTTGATATTCGCTTGTGGTTTTACCATCAAATGCAGACTTAATGAGTTCTTGATACCCAGCACCATCAGTAGACAAATCAATCGCATACTCAATACGGGACCCCGTCGTATCGCCGTTATCATGCTGACGCATTAGCTGAGGAATCGAGAAGCGGACACGAACAGCCGATAATTGAGTATTATTGAAAGTTTTAACGTAGGGTTGATCATGCTTCAGCTCCATGCCGACACTAACTTCATTATCAACAGAAGGGATCCCTTTGATGTACTCTTGCTGCTCGCTACCGGGGCGAAACTCCCACGTCACCCCTTCGAAATTTTTCGTTCCGTCAGTATTACCAATAGGCGTATCATCCAAAAAAATACGGGTATCATCTAATCCACCCGCTATTTCCCCCTCAGAGATAGCTAATAGTATTTTTGCGGTCGATTCTGAAAGAAGATTATCTTTGGCTTCTACTGGCGTATGACCGCCCCCGCCGCCACCTTTAGCGCCGTATATCGTTTCCATATTTCACCCATAAAAAAACGGCACTCAAGCCGTTTCCGTATATGATAAAGATTAGTTTTGTTATTTTTGGTCTTCGGTATAGATACCCGCGGAGATAATCGCACCTCCGACTTCACGACGATCTAGTCCATATAACAGCGGCACGGGATTGCCCTGCGCCGTGGTATTTACAGCGCCACCAAATGCATAGGATGGCTTATTATCCGCATCTTGCCGCATGGATAACCCTCTCGGTTGAGGTGAAAGCATCTGCACAATCCCACCTAGTGCCAGTGCAGCTCCTCCCATTGCAGCAGCGCCAGCCCAGCCCCCGGCTGCAAATGCTGCCGCAATTCCCCCTGTTGCCCATGATGCAACAGCAATTAATGCCGCACCCAGTATGGTCTGAAAAAAACCACCACGTTTGCTCCCTTTAATCACGGGTACAATACGAATATCTTCACAAGTATCGAGATACAGCTCATCCTCGTTGATGTTCCGCTTACCTTTGAACACCGCAAATTCCAGCCCTTTGAGATGTGCATTCGCTAGAAACTGCTCAAAACCATCATAAAGTACGGATAGCGCTTTAATCGCCTCTCGTGGAGAATTGATAGCAAGCTGATGTTCACGACCAAATTTAGCTCCGATTACACCATACAGACGTATGTTTTTTAAACTCATACCAACTCCTTACGTCTCACTATTTTCACGGTTCTATCACGCCAGTAATCACTGTAAGGAACTATTCGGCTTAATTGCCCATAGAGATGATGAAGTAACATACCATTCACTATCACCCCAGCATGATTCGGTACCTCGGCTTGCACTTGCATAATGATCATGTCGCCGTCCTTAAGGTCACCAGAAAACTCGACAAATCCCGCTTTTTGCCAGTTCTCCATATACAAATTCTCACCCTCTTCCCACCAGTGTCTATCAACGCTGTAATTATGCAGCTCAATCCCGTGCATCTGTCGGTAATAATCCATAATGAGCGACCAACAATCTGCGTGACCAAGCACAAACGGACGACCTTCTAACTCACGCTCAATTCTAGGCTGGATTATGCGGATATCACCTTCCGGATAGGAAGCAATCACCCACGGTAGCCCCGAAGCATCACATTGCAGTTTGTCTATTTCGCTCGGCTGAGACGTCACCCCATCTCCGCAATGGCTATGAACAATGGCTATTGGATTGCCCCAATCTTCGGCTGCGGCATAGTCTTCTGGTGAAAGTTCAAAGTATTCAGTGGGGTTATCTGAAAGATTACGGCAGGGAAAGTATTTTTTGACTCGGCTTTTTTGACAAATAACGCCACACGCCTCTTTAGGATATTCCGCTTTTACATGCTGAAATATCTCCTCAGTTAATTTCTTTGTGATCATCGTATTAACCCCGCGGCAGGGAATCCTCCAAAATCCAAAGGTTCATTTTCGCCAAAACGCTTTTTACAGTCGCTAATGAGTCCACCGCACTTATCTAATGCAGGATCATCAACAGACTCACCACGTTCATCAAAATATTTATTGCCGGTATAGTTACAGCCTCTCCCGCTTCGATAATCGCCTTTCATGCACCAGAAACAAAGATTATGTATTTGGCGACCGGGGATCATAACCCCTTGTAAATCGAACGGACTCGATAACTCAAATTCAACTGCTTCTCCCGCGACTTCGCTCATTTTTCTGTCGATGAAATAAACCTGTTTGAAAAATTCTTCAGGGTTTGCGGTAGGATTTCCCTCTGGAAAATTCTTAGCATCTAGATAGTGAGCGAAGGTTTCATAAATAGCCACTTTCGCCAGTGCCATATCATCGAATTGCAAGCACAACGAGGATATCAAACCATCAATATTAGCCACTCTTAATAAGGGTCTGGCTGGACTACCATCACTACTTTTAGCCATGCCCTCGATTTCATAAGCCCATGCGCCATATTCATTTCCTTGCCACCAAATAGATTTTGGTTTGATGCCCCCCTCTGCAGCGTCAATTTCTTCGGGTGTATGCGGCAAATTGTAGGCATGGAATCGAAGAGTTGGTCCATCAAACTCACTACCGTCCACTTCAATTAATTGAACCTTACTCCCCGGCTCTAATTTTTGAATGTCAGATGTTATATTCATACACTAAACGCCTGTTCAAAGGTTGCAGTTATAGTGATAGAGCTACCGCCAATTGGCTTTAATGTGATGGAATCAGCTTTCACTCGATATAGTCCTTTATCACCCAAAGGCGGGATCCACAGAAACGATCTTACCGTATGAGCTCTAATGAATTGAAAGATGGGTTCTACTTCTGATTTATGTCCCGTATAAGTAAATGGCCATGACTGCGTTTCAGTATTGATACCATCCCCTGAAACTTGTTTATAGCCATCACCAAATACAACTTCTCTTACACGATGTTTAAATTCACCAGTTGGCGAGTCTTGAATTTGAGTTCGCCACTTAAACTCTTCAATCATGATAACCTCAAATAAAAAAGCCACCCGAAGGTGGCTATGTGAGAATCAATCTAGATAATCTTTACTGATTTAATAATTTGATAGTTTTTCGTGCGTGATCTTTAGCTTCTTCAAAGTATTCGGCTAGCGGTTTACTAGAGTTAAAGTTTGTTTGATAAACTATATTTGCCAATACAAAATCAACGCTAAACTCATCACCTTTATAGACATCGACAGGAATACTGATTTGCTCATCTTCTGGGTTAATGATTACAGTTCCAAGTTTTAATTCCATAACTACCTCTCATTAATTATTTTAATACAGGACTTATCTTCCAATAGAAACGGCTTTAATTATTTTGTACAAGTCACCACCTTCACGCCCTTCTATTGCCATAAAGCGCTTAAGTTTATTATTTAAGGATTGCTCCGCAGCTCGGATATCAATATTTTGCATAGAGCTTTGTTGTTGAGCGCCACCTTCAACGCTGATACCACCAAGGTTAAGATTAACGTTAATCCCACCAGTAGATTGCGCTCCGTAAACTTGCACTCGAGGCTGATTAACTGACATGGGCTGAGAACCCCCGACATAACCACCAGATGCATAACCTCTCTTTCCTGCATCCATCAGCCGATATAGATTAGCTTTACCTAATTTCGCAGTGCTCTCTTTGTCAAATACGAACTCTCCACGATGAACAATTCCAGCTGGGTCGTATTTTCCGCCATCTCCGGTATATCCTCCAGAATCATATTTATCTATCCCGAGAAAGTTGCCTATCGCAGTTCCACCAAAAGCAGCTTTCATAGCATTCAGCATCGCCATTTGTACTAGCATTTTTGTGGTCATTTCTAAGAATGAGCGAGTGAAGTCACCGAAACTCGCTTTACCCGAGATGACAAAATCAGAAACGCTATTACTCATACCTTGAAATACTGATTGGCTAATTTGAGATACGTTACCATAAACATTGGAGACTTGGTCTTGAAATTCTGAAAATCCCCGTTTAACTCCAGCCTCCCAATTGTTACGTAACGAATCTTCTTTACTGTAATAATCCTCTAATGCCTGCTTCTCTGCTGGTGATTTAGCTTGCTCAAGTGCGATGTCACGTTGGTACATACGGTCAGATTTACCGGACCCCATATCCAGTGCTCGACTCTTAGCTTTTATTTCTTCTACTCGTTTTAGTTGTCTATCTAACTCTCTATTATGTTGCTTTTGACGCTCTACTTCATCGCCAACTACTGCTAATGCACGTTGAGAGGCTAATACATATTCTTTTTTAGCCAATAACGATTGCTCATCATTGGTAAGCTTACGTGTCGCTTTTGCTTCTTCTAATACAGCTATTTTGGCTTCCATATCCCAAAGTTTTTTACGCTCTGAGCTAATCACATCAGCAACAGTTTTGTGCTCTTTTAATACTTTAAGTTGAGCCTGTAGAGAAACGAGAGCTTCATTGGCTGACTCATCCGCACGAGTGCCATAGTCAGGTCGATATGCTGTAGGTTTCTTTTGCCCTCTCAGTTTTTCTTTCTCATACCGTTCTTTTTCACGACGAATTGCTTCATCCTTGATAGCCTGAGATGCATGCTCTTTATTTTTTATTTCACTTAATTTTCGTTGGTGTTTCTCCTCCGCTGTCTCATATTCTCGCCTTAATGCTTCATCCGCCATAAGCCGAGACTTTTTAAGTTCTTCCTGTTTTCTATCCGCCTCTTTTCTCGCATTCTCAATATCCCTCTGATATTTTTCTTCATTTAGTAAATCCAGTTCTCGCCTTAAATCTTCAGGTGTCTGACCGGTTTTATAATGATGTAGCCCTTTAGCAGCAGGATTTAGCTGAAACTCAAGAAGTTTCTCTTCATATTCTTTAATTTTTTGGTCTAGCGTTCGTTCTCGTCCTATATTAAGCATTGCATCCCATGCATCGCTTGCCATATCCTTAACGCCTTTCCAAGCTGACTCTAAAAAACCTAAGTTGTCTTCGATTTGCTGGCTACGGTCCTGCATTGCATTGGCATAGGACTCTATCGCTATCTTTGCGGCATCATGCTCCTTCCCTTGCTTTTGTAGCGTCACTATTTGCTCTAACTGAGTAGCCGTTAAGAAGTGAAGAGATTTATCTAATTCAGTAACAGCTTTAACCGGATCCTCTTTTAAACGCTGAAATTGCTTGATGGTTTCATCAATTGACTGACCAACAGCCTTTTCCATTGCAGCTGCTGTTTTGGAAATCATCCCAACCGCATCACTGGAAAACGTTCCTGAACCAACAACTTTTGATATAGCATCAGCCATACCATGCTGAGTAATGCCATTTCCTGATAAGTTTCTAGCAAGAGCATCCAATTGTGCCGCAGTCTTCCCAGCATACCCACCAGTAAGAATCAGCTGTTTGTTATACTCTCCAAACTCTTTAGAACCTTGATATGCAGCAAGTGCCACCGCTGAAGCGGCACCAGCAAATCCAAACATTGCAACTCTTGCCGGGGTAATTAGCGATGCTAACGCCTTCAATGAATTACCTATACCACCGAAGGAATCTTTTATCTGTCCACCTTGCTGTATCATCACCATCCATACAGGCATTCCTGATGCTAGTGACGTGACAATATCCGTCATTTGAGCGGGTAATTGACGCATAGCATTTCGATATTGACCAATCGTAATTGAACCATTTAAAAATGCTTTCTCTTGCTCTTTTAACCTGCTGATCATCGGCGCAGCCTGCTGAGAAACCCCCATTTGCGCTGCTTTCAACTCTAAAATTTCAGTTTTGGTTTTCCCTATAAAATCCGTCTGATTTTTAAGAGATTTCAAAAATTCATCCGCGGCTTGTTTTGCTTTATTTGTTGCTGCTTCTTGAGCTAATAATGCTTGCCCTTCCGCAGTCAGAGACATATGCATTCTTTGCAACTTATCTCTAGTTTGCTCCAAGATATCGTTATAATCTTTGAATTGATCTTTGGGAAGTAACCCTTTTTTACTTGCTGCTACAAGCTTTGTTTGCCAGTCATCTAATCGTTCAAAAGCTTTATTTGTAGGGTTCAGCTGATTAAGTAACTCATGAAGCTCTTTGCGCTGTTTTTCAGCTGCTTGAGTTGCTTTTTTCTGATTATCTACACCGCGTTTAAATTGTTCATTCAGGTCTTGGGCTGAGCCATTTACCTTTTCTGCTGTGCTGCCAAACTCCTTTAATTTTTGAGTCCCGCGCTCTAAATCAGACGTATCAGCTTTAAGCGAGATGGTTGCTATATCTGCCATTTACCTTTCTCCAGATATAAAAAAACCACCCATCGGTGGTTAGATTAGCTTGTATGTAACTTTTATTTAAATTAACGCCATATTATTCTAGAATTTCATTCTCCAACATTCGTTACTAACCAGATAACCTTTAAACGCACAAAGGATTATTAACATGCTTAGAAAATTGACACTCATCGCAACCCTTTTCATCGCAGCCAATGCTCATGCAGGCAACGATTTAACTATCAGTAAGTTAGCTAGTGATACAAATACTAAAACAGCATTCCTTCAAGTTGTAAAAAATAACGACCTCCCATCATGGGTCTTAACTGGTGGTACTGAATCCCCATCAAATACTGTGACTTTAAACGGTAATGAATACCAAGTAGCAACAGCGTGCAAACCTCACAATTGCCCAGCAGAGCGAATTGCGATTATGTACTCTAAAGAAAAGAATGTTATGGCAGGTGTATTCTCTTCAAATGATGAAAAGAACAATACTGAGGATTTACTCTGGTTTAATATCACCGATGATTTATCAATCGATGGGAAAACGGTTTTATTTGCAGCTCTTACGGGCAGCCTCGATAATCACCCTAATGATTTCAATTATAAGTAATTAAACCCAACATCATGAACTGGCATACTGAATAGATGCCAGTTCGATTACACAAGCTTCAACCAATAAAAACCTGCCGAAGCAGGTTTAAAACTAATAAGAATACTATGGAGACATCAGCCACTTCATAATTAAGTAGCCAGCACCTACAACTAACATGATCACACCCATGTCATTAATCTTTTCGATTCTATCCTTTGCCTTACCTATTTTATTTTTTATATCCAATTCTATTTTAGATGCGGCATCTCTCACTTCAGCACCCTCGTCAAATTTAGAGTATCGCTTAATTAAATCATCCAGACTATTTTTCAATGAGTTATATGAATCAACCAGTATTTCATTTGAAATGTAAGTCACCCTGTATATCAAATACAACCCTATAAATATGAGTAATGAGTCTAAAAAACCACCTGACTTTGCAAGCCCTCCAACTGCGATTAGTGCGCCTGGAATAGCAAACGCTTTATTTTGGCTAGATGAAACAAAATCATTAATTTTGGATGTATACTCAAGTTGCTTCTGCTCTAACTCTGATAAAATTTTATTTACTGAAAATCTTTTTGTATATAAATCAAGCAAATCATTATATCTGTCATAAACCTTTCTTCCTTTATTTATGATGTTAAATATATCCCTATCACTGCTATCGTCATCCTTACCACTCACTACATCATAAATTGCACTTCTTAATATAGATATACGCTCTTTTTGTTGGGCATCCTGCAAACTTAATATTTTTAATAATTCATCTGATGCTTTTTGTGAATCAATTGAGAACTCTAGACGTAATACTGAACCTAGATAATCATGACAACTCAAAACCAATTCCTTTCCACCATCGCTATTTGGGATATAGAGAATGTACTTACTCTCAACGGTATGGTTCGCAATAGCTGATAACACTCTTTTCCATTGCAAGAATAGGTCAATTTTTTTTACCGAGTCATTATTGGAATTGAAAAATATTTTTTGCAGTAAAATAATATAGTTAGGATTATATTCTCCACTAGTTGAACACTTAACCCAGAAACTATCTAGTGATGAGTAGATACATGTGTCACTCTTAAAGTTACTTGACTTTAGGCTAAATATAATTTGATTTGATTCGCAGCTATCTATATTTTTGACCCCAAAAATAGTCAAAAGCTCTGCATATTTTAACAATGAATCACTATCTAGATCACAATCTATGACTGCAAAGCCGTCCTCGCTTCTTATCTCTGAGGCAGCTAAGTAATCAATTAATTTTAATAAATCTTCATTATGATCCATAGTCATATCTTCACTTTTGAGGTATTTTCCGGTTTATCTTATCCATACTTGTTCTGTCTAGTTTAACTGTTATTATTCCATCATTTCGATTGTAGATTATCTTTGCGCCTGAATTTTTGTCATCGCTTATAGAATCAATATCAAATGTGATTTCATAGTCCTTATCTTCATCAACTATTTTTATTTGTCCAAACTCCTTGTTTGAATTTATACTTGGCTCAAAGAAATCATCAATTAAATATTCACCCTGATCAACAAATTGTACAAATTTCTTAGCGATGTCTCTTCTCCTTGGTAATGTTTTTGCTACACAATCAGCAATATCCTCAATTGAGACTTTTTTATCTATTGGGTCTTTAGCTTTTTCTCTTAGCAAAGTTTCTATTGCTTTATTGACCTTGACCTTATCGATTGCATTTATTTTCATATTGTTAGAAAAGTCATCAAAAGCAATGCTAATATTTTGGATACTTCTGTTATTGTCAACCTTAGGGTCGCACCCTAGAGCGCGTTTAAAAAATTCACTTTTTGATTTCCCTGAAATGAAGTGTAAATAAGGGTCGCCATCATTATTCGGATAAGATGCTCTAAACAAAGTCAAATCAATCAATACGGCTTGTCGTAACGCATCTATATCAATTGATGGAATTTTCGCAGGAATAAGGTCCTCATCAAAATCGAAAACCCCTTTTTTGTCTACCATTAAGATCAAAAGCCTTCCATCGCTCTCCTGATCCTGATCTACCTGATAGTGTATAAAGACAAAATTACCACCAACTAGTGTAGCTCTATCTTCGTTTGCCTCTCTTCGCATTTGCTTCATTACTGAATTAACAAATGATGTAAAATCAAGCTTTCCCGCCAAGTATTCTAAAAAGACACTTGGGGTATTAAGTGGCATAAGATCTTTTTTTATCACTCCATGGCTCTTTCTTTTTCCCATGAACTTTTTATCTGCCCGCTTTATAAACTGCACAACATCATCTGTGTCTAACTTCCACTCCAAGCCAGTCTCACTGACAAACTTACTTCCTTCTTTACTAGGGACTAAATCGAGAGTGGATGTTAATGCATGCTTTGCTGAATACTTATCTCTATCCTTACCTTTCAATAATTCTGGGTCATAACCACACTCACATAACTCTGTGTTACTGTGTAAACTTCCACATTTAGGACATTCAATCATGTCAACACCTTCAATCGCTTTAGTCATTTATTGGCATACCTCTAAAATGAAAATTGCGCTGATTTTATGACATAAATTAAATTTATACATCTGTGAAAAAAAACACTGGTTTTATGATCACAAATCACACCAACCCATAACTGTATAAAAACACAGTATAGATTGATTTTATATCTAGTAAATTCGGTTTCACCTATTAATGCAAAAGACCTCAATCAAGAGGCGTAATGTATGATCTGGATTAGAGTTTTGAGAGTATATTTTTATAAAACGGTTTATTTTGGTCCAACAAGTCCATACATCACAAGCCATTTAAGGTATTCCTCTAACTTCATACCTCTTATCTCTGCAACTTTTTTTGCGATCTCTAACTCTTCATCATTTAGTTCTATACTAACTCTAGTATTACCATTTTCGTCAGTCTCACTCTCATTCAACATAGATTTCAAATCCATACCATGCCCATATGCCAAATAGGAAAATTGTACACAAAGTGCCTCAGCTAACTTCGCTAAAACATTTGCTCTAGGAATTGTATTTCCGGATTCATATCTAGATATTTGAGCAGGAGCAATGCCCGCCATCTTGGCTAACTCACTTTGAGATAAGCCCTTTTCTGCCCTAAGCTCAATTAATCGCTTAGCTATAGAGTCATTAATAGTCATAATTAGTTATCTTTAGTATTGACTGGTTATTTTATTATGCATAACATAGAGTATACGCAACCATTAATGACTGTCCATGACTTTAAATAAGTCAAAACAGCGAAGCCCCAACTACTTGCGATAGTTAGGGCTTCTAATTTACTAGAAACTTCGAGGTAACTAGCATGACAAGTATATCAACTATCAATGTTCCTTTCCACGGCACAAATTTATGTATTGTAAATCAGGATGGAAACCCATACGTACCAATGAAACCTATCATTGAAGGTATGGGATTAGACTGGGCATCACAATTTACTAAGTTAAAAAAACGTTTTAGCAAAGGTATTGTGGAAATCACAATACCTTCAAAAGGTGGCAAACAATCAATGGTTTGCTTAGCAATGCATAAATTAACTGGCTGGTTATATTCAATCATGCCGAATAAGGTTAAACCTGAAATCCGCGATAAGGTGATCCAGTATCAAGAAGAATGCGACGATGTACTTTATGAGTATTGGACTACTGGTGAAGTCAAAGCTAAGCCATCCAAGAAGGTTAAACAAATCACAGGTCGTATTACGGCAGAACAACAGGAAGCAATTAAGCAGCTCGTATTAAGTCGCGGCAAAGCGCTACCTAAAGATAAACAAGCCAAAGCAATGATAACAATGTGGTCATCACTAAAAAGTCATTTCGGTTGCACTTACAAAGAAATAGATAGTGATAAATTCACTGAGGCTTTATCACTAGCGGCTCGAGTTCCTCTTGAAGGGGAATATCTTCCTAAACAAGAAACTATTGCCAATACTCATAATTTTAATATTCCATTAAAATGGTGGGACCAGCATAAAGTTGCACTAAAAGACAAAGGTGTCGATGGATTCTCACACAAAGAACCATGTTATTTTCCATTCAAACTACTTTACGGAGATGCTCAAACTTCCCCATCAGCTATCAATCAGTTGTTATCATTATTAACTAAAGCTGGCTTTGATGTTAGCGGAGCTAAGTTAGAGTATTATGCACATAAGCACTATGCTGAAGTCTCACATAAAAAGCTAAGTCAAATTGATCAACTCATTAATCCTGTAATCAATGGAGTTGTTACCTGCAGAATTAGCCCACCAATGCCAATCGAATGGCGTTAAAATAGAAGCCCAAGGATGGGCTATCAATTATCGCATTTTGCGAGAATCAAACAATATCAATATGTTGTAGAGTTCAGGCAATAAAAAACCCACCGGGGTGGGTTAGTCTATTTTTATTTTGATAATTGAACTGGTCTCAATTTCTATTCTCTCGTGACATAACTGCCTAGAATCAAAAGGTCTAGACCAAAAACACAACCAATTTTCTACATCTTCAAGTGAATATTCTTTGGTTGCCAACCCGCTAGCTATGTCTACCACATCATCTTCAGGAGCCGTTAACTCATAGCCATTAAGCAATAAAAAAACATAGCCCGCCATCATGGCAGTTCGTTTATTTGCATTGGCAAAAGGATGATTTTGAATCAGGCTTTCAATTAACACTGAAGCAAGAACAAACATATCGCCTGTTTGTTCATAGTATTTGACTTGGCTTGGTCTTGATTGAGAAGAGCTAAGATTGTTGAAATTCAATACCTCTATTGGCTCATTGGGAGTTTGTAGCTCTATCAATTTTCTATTGATATTTATTAGATCATCAGTAGATAGATAGTTAATCCCTTCAACAAACTCCCCTGAGATATTCAACACTCACTATACCTTAGCTAATTTTTCCATGGCTTTTTCGTAGCGAGCGAAACCAAAGTCAAATGCATTTTTGACTTGATTATCGTGAGGACATTGCTCGCTAATAGCAGCTCTTGGTGCTGCGATTTTACTTTTGTCACGAGCAGGTATATTTAAGCGGCTAGGCTTTTGAAGTGCATGCCCCATATAACCCTCTCATATTGTTGCTTAAAAAATTATTTGTCTTGTACATACGTCGTATTTACACTGTATGCTCTACACATAATAGAAGCTTTGACAAGCAATAACAACCCCAGAGGTTAATCATAAATACCTTTATAAGCATACATAAGTAGTTATAAGTGGTTTTGTCACACTAATACCTTAACAATAGTATTTTTATAGTACTATTTCACTACCTCGCATTGATTTGTTTTAACTTGGGCAATTATTCACTCGAAAAAATAACCATTTGTATCATATGCAAGCTCCTCCTATCTTTTACTCATCAACTCTAAAGCTTTTAGCTCCATAACCCTTAAATCATCAAACACGGTCGCTTTATTTTTAATGTTAAGTAGCTCTAAAAGATTGGGGATCACACTATAGTCAAGTCCCGTAGCACCATTCATTCCTATTCGCCACTGTGTGCTCATCGCAGAAAATACCAGATATGACTCCCATACATCAGGAACAACTTCAACATCATCAATATTAGGAGGAAAGCCAAAAGCTCGCTCAAAATTTTTAGCCTCTTGCTTTGTCATTCCCCCATACATTGCTTCAGCGACCGATATTAGTTTTTTTCGCGATTACCTAACAATTCATTGTAATACGTTGTTGTAATAGCCCCTGCGGCTGATGGATAGTTGTCAAATAACAACTTCAAATTATCTTCGTTATAAGGCTCTTCAATTGCCCAACCAGCAATAATTTTAGTAAAGAACTCATCTACGGATTCCTCTTTCAACTCTTCCAATTTACTCATTGGTAGATGATTAAACGTAAACGTAACAACCTCTGGCTCACTCTTGCCAGCCACACAGATTTTTACATCAGCTTTAAATGTTGGATTAGGATTCAAGGTAAACTTAGCCATTATGTTTCCTTAAAAGCCCCCAAAGGGGCTGTTATTATGCGGTAGTGTAAATTTGCATATCTGATTTAAGAGAGAAACGTGCAGATACGTTTTCAACCTCGTTAATTGCAGTATTAGGAACACGTTGGAATGACACACTGGCTGAGTAGTAACGGTCTTCACCAGCCCGTTTATTATAAAAACGAATCGCTGTTAACTGCTTTGTATCATCCAAGGACATTAATAACCCTCGAATAGGTAATTTCGCATCATGAGCAAAGGTATAAACCTGCACGATACCCGATTTATAGGTATCAACCGTTTCTGCTTGCTCATCTTCTAAGAATTGAATTTCTTGAGTTTGCTGCTCACCACCTTCTGTTGATAAGGTCATGACTTGGGGCATGACCTCCCACTCTTGAACAGACTTCAGTGTCCCTTTGCCTCCACCTGTTGGGAAACGCTCAGTATCTGTCGTATCCACACCCTCCAGCGTGATACTTGTACTTTCCGCTGATTTAACACGAAAAACACCGGACATTTGTTTCCACCCAGATGTGACGAGAACAACATCTCCGGCTTTAATGCCACTCGACGCTGTGACAGTAAGTACAGCTTCAGAGGCATTACTTGCCGCCGTAAACTCAACATCTTTTCCGTATTTACTCGCCACATAAACACGCGAGCCATTAGGAATGTTATAAGCCATTATGAACCTCATTTTTATGCATAAAAAAAACCGCCATTTAGGCGGTCGCTTATCGGATTGAATGACATCGATAGGATGTACGTATTGGAATGGTGTAGTTGATATCACTGGTAAGTGGCGGTAGCTGATTTGGTTCACTGTCTAGATACAGCGACTCCGTGAGTGTTAGACCATTTTCAAGCTGCTCTTTGATGGCATCAACCAAGCTAATAACCATCGAATCACCATTACCAATCTTTTCAACAACATTAAGTTGAATAACACCTTTTTGAACTGGCATGTCTAACGCTAGACCTAGATTTTCGGTTATGGCTGGCATTATATGTAATTGCAAATATGGAGTACTAATATCGTCAAACTCAATATTTGACCAAGCCACCTTTACCCCTTCTTGCTTAGCAATTTTTGCCACCAGCGCACGAATATACTGATTAATTTCAGATTGTTTCATTTACTTCATCTCTACGATAGAGTCTCTAAAGAACTTACCTACGTTTTCAGCGGTAACTGCAATCATGCCATTAGGAGCTTGTCTTGAATGCCCCATTTCCAACCTGTAGGCATAAGGAACATTGTTAGTAAAATAGATAGCATTCATACCCACTTTGAACTGTTCAAGCACATAGTTACCAACCGCCTTAGTCATGTTGCCTGATTTATCAACTCGCCCAGTTTCACCATCAGCAGGTACATCAAAAGTGACTTGCCAATTTCCACGGAATCGCCCCCCTGTATAACCCGGAGGTGCCTTGATATCCATCGAGTCATTAACGCGAACGCGTTTTTTTAATTGACGCCTTTTCGGTGTCAGGTTATTAGGGTCTTTTCTTAGCTCTTCATTGTGTTCAAATACGGCTTGGTTATAACTAACAGCCGTCTGATTAACTTCCCATAGTTCAGGATTCCCCACCGGCGACATTTGAACAAGTTGAGCCAAAATCTTAACGCCTGTTTTTTTTACCACCGCCTCCATATCTGATTGAGATTTCTCTACAAACAAATTAACGGACTTCATGAATGAATCAACCATATCAAGCCCTCAACTGAGGCTTGTAGCAAATAACAATATCAGCGGGCTTAACAGGGTTAGGCTCATGTACTCGCAACCATATACCATCAACAAGAATAGAATCCCCTTTTCGAATATCAATATCAGGAGCTAAAACCATTTTAATATCCGTAGAGAGAATGAGAGTTCCATCAATTTCATATGGCTTGTACAAAACCTTTACACCGATTACTGAAAATAGAGACTCACGCTCATGATGCTCAACACCATCATCATCAACCCAAAAATTTCCCTCTCGCTTAACTTGATATGATGAGCCATATTTTTTCAGTAACTTCAGCACCGAATTATGACCACGTTCATATATGTTCATCGCTACCTCATTGCAAACGTATTAATAGCAAAACCGTCTGAAACATCTAGTAATCCAGCGAGTAAGTCATTCAGCCATGGGAATCTCTTCATTCCATTATTGGTGCCTTGGGCATACTTAACATCTATAACACCTTCAATGCGTTCAGAAATGATTTCCGCACCAATTGTTGGTTGTAGTTCATGATCCATTGATTCTATCGCCAAACGACACTGAGCTTGAATCAACTGCTTAGGTATATCATCACGTGGAATAGGCACGCCATCATAGAGCAGTCCTGAACGAGGAAATGATAATTGCTGATTATTATCCGCTCTCTTACCTAACCATTTTTGTGACTCAAGAAAGTCCATAGAAACAATCAACAATGCCTCTAACCCATTGTCATCTGGCAATATAAAATGCCGAGCAGATGCATAATTTTTCAAGTCATTAATGCCAGCATAGCTATTAAATGTCGGTGAGTTTTTATCGGTATCAATCATGACCACCTCAAAAATAAAAGGGGCATTACGCCCCTATTTTCACTTGCCATCAGTAGTTTTTTTCCTTTTAACTACTTCTGGCTCTACTGCTTTGCTGAGCTTTGACCCTGTGCGGTTAATTTAATCATCACTCCCGCAGTAAGCTTGTCACTGGTAAAATGCTTTCTCCAATTACCCGCAGTACCTAATTTGGTTAGGTCTGGATTTTTGCCTTTTGATTCATCCCAGCTATATCCGAGCACCCCAACGTTAACAACACCTTCGCCACGATACCCAATTTCTAAGTTTTCCTTATCATTGATTTCAAATGAACGGAAGGTTGGCTCCTGTGACTCAGTGATAGTCACTGCCCCAGGAACAAGACCAAAGATAGCATCAACTGGTGCACTGTCTGTTACCAAGACGGGTTTACCTAACGTTCCCGGCTGACCACCATAGATAACCACACCTGCCTCTTCGTAGACTTTGTTATCAATCGCTTGGTCAACAATATCGAAATACGTCGTGGAGTGCATAACGAAAAGATTTACACGGTTAAACTTGTCGCCATATCGACGCAATCCTTTGGTGAGTGTTTTTTTCCCATCAGTAGCAATATCTGCGGTCACAACCATATCAGTATTACTACCGATAGCTGCCCCCAATGCGGCTAAGGAATATTTAATGTAACCTTCCAGAGATGCATCCGCAGCATCAATACCGACTAACTCAGAAAACTCAGATACATCTCGACCTCTACGTTTAAACGCTTCTTCTGTTGTTGCATATGGACCATATTTCCATGGTGCTTTCACTTCAACAGACTCGCCAGCACCAATTTTTTTACTCTCGACGGTTCCTGTTGAATCAACATCACGATGCTCAATTGACCCACCAATTTGATAGAAAGCGCGCTTACGGAAATCACCCTCAATAAAAACATTATCAAGCACAATGGCACCATTCGATGCCTGATTAAAGACAGCCAAATTATCTTGGCGGCGCTCTAAAAACGCTGTTTGTGCCAAGTCGTTGTAAATTACTAAATCGCTATTAGTCGTCGTAGCCATTACTTATCTTTCCTTACTCTTTAGGTAGTTTTAAAAATTTGTCACGCCCATATCGGCGGATATAATCAGCTTTCTCACTCGCAGACATTTGAGAGCGCTTAAGGTGCGCCCAACCTTGTTTATGTTTTCCTGCATCTGTACCTGAAGCATCAGGGAACAAATGAGGCGCACTTTCTTTTAAGGATTCGACCCATTCAACAGGTGATAACGGTGTTCGACCATCTTTACCCATGATTGGATTACCATCATCATCAACAGCTACGGCTTGACCTTCATCGTTGATTTGGAATATGCCTTTGGCACGTAAAATTAAATCTTCTTGTGCGCTAGCTAATGCGCCGACTTTACCAGCCGCGGAGCGCACCTCATCCCCTAATACACGTTGACGAAACTTATTAGCAAAAGCCTCTGCCCTTTCCACTCGGCTATTGGCTTCTTTCAGTTGTTTATCAACGTCGTTGCGTAATCGCTCAGTACGTTTATTAATGACTTCATCAATTTTGCCGTCAGCAATTAACTTAGCTTCTTCATCATTTTCAAAACGCTTGAGAATTCCACGTACAGCATCAGGATCAATACCGTCAAAACGCTTAAGGTTATCGTTTTGCTCTTTGAGCTTACCGAGTAACTCATCACGTTTAGCCTTTAACCCAGATACTTGTTCGCTGACTGCTTTATCGATAATGGCTTGAATTTCCGGTGTGATTACTGGTGCAGTCCCGCCACTTCCACCATCCGCGCCATCATCAGCCTGTGAGTAATATTTGCGTTCGATATTCATAAATAACATGTTGTTCCCCTTGGGATTCATTGCGCCTAGCGCGTTAAAATAAAACCAGCCCTTGGCTGAATTTAGACAATAAAAAAGGTCACCGAAGTGACCTTGTTAAATCGTTAATTGATTAGCTATAACCCGCATCCTTAAATGCTCTTTCATCTAGTTTTTTGAGTTGCTCTAACGAAATAAACTCTCCCTTATCGGTATAAAACTCAGAAGGATGCATACCGCCCTCTTTCATTAATCTAAACCGTGTTTCACCGAATACTTGCCGTTGTCGCCATTCTGGTTGTCGCTGTACCCAATCAAGAAAATTGGTCTCTGCTGGAACTTGCCCATCCATTGATGCTCTCGTTCCTGCGTCCATCTCATTCACATCAAAACCTAATTCACGCCATGACTTAGTGATGAAAGTTTCCGTTGAGCGACAATTAAAATGGATTTTACCGGGACCTTGTAGATAGGGGATTTTGTGTCCTATTGGTTTACCTTCCAATGTATACTTCAACCTATCCCGCACAATGCAGACATGAGAGGTTTTATTATCAAGAGTTGATAACCATTGTTTGCAATTGAAAATGTCTTTATTCGCCTCCGCAAATTGCTCTCGTGCAGTGGCTTGCAAGTGATTAATTGCTGTCTTTGCTATTGCTGTCGCGTTAGCTCGACTTAGCTGTAATACGCCATCTTTGTAACCTTGGCTTGCATGGCCACGAATCTTGCAACTAATTTCTACCGAGCTATCACCATTTAAAAAACCATTACGAACAGCATTATTTATACGTGTCATACGGTCAGATTCTAATCCAGTGGCCCATTCAGACAGTAGTTTCCCTTGAAATGGGCGAGACATTACTGAGGAAAACAACATCTCCTCAGTAATACCCATAAGCGGATATTGGCGTAGAACAGCATCAGGCAATAAAGCATCAAGTAATGAGGAATAATAACCCGTTTCATACAATGCATGTTCTCTCATTTCGTCTGTTAGCAACGTAAACGCACTATCAATTGCACGTTTATTAATGGCTTTCACGCTAGACAGTAATGACTCTAATCGTCTTACAGTAAAACTATTTACATCAATAGTGACATCATCTAAGGCTGCAATAAGCGAAGCAGTTAATTCAGAGTCAAACTCATTGAGAGCTTTTATCATGCGCCTTGCAACACCCGTAGAATAACGACCAGAAAACAACGAGTGAGCAATCAATTCATCCCTTAACCGCTCATTCACTGATTTCATGTTTTACCTACCATTGTTGGCTCCTGATTGTTAAGTTCATCGACGACCATATCAATATCATCAGCGGGGTCGATAACATCATATTTCTGTAAACTTCTCACCAAATCAGACTTGCGTGTTGCACCAGATTGCCATGCAGACACAATTTCACGGATCATAGCGCTATCAGCAATGTGATTAACGAGGTCTTTGTTAATTTCAAAAGACGTATCTTTAGTATCTAAACCTAAGTATTCAGCGCACCACATTAACGCTTTACTAAATGCTTCTGAGACATTTGAGCAACAAATACTAAGGATAGAAGTTTGGGCATTCTGCTCACCGACAGACTGAATAACTGTTTTGACTTTACTATCTGAAGAAACTAACTGAGCGCCCAATGCCACCATATAATCACGCTTACTGTCCATTGCCTCTTTTGCTAGCATATTAGGCTGGGCTTGCTCGTAACCAAAGAACCCTTTCACTGGCAGCATTAAAGGTGAACGAGACCCGACCATGATGCCTGTTTTCTCTAAGTGGTCTCGCCACTCCATATCTAACCCGCCTAGATATGGCTGAACTTGCCCACAGAAAAACACGGAATCTTCATAATCAGCAGAATTTCGATAATGCCCTAGGTTGATTTTTGCTAGCCCTAACAATGGAGCTTCATCAATGGTGTGGTCATTGTTTTGAGCGCCAATAAACGTAAATGGGATTTCGTTCCAAGCCCCTTTACCTGCACGCTCTGGAATATATTCAGAATCAATCTGAAACACACTACTCCCACTTGGCTTACGATATACCCGACAAATAAACTTGCCATCTTCAATCACGAGTACGCGGTATTGAATGGCGTCTTTAAATCCAAAACCGTCCTCTTCTTCAACTGTTTCTCGCAATACCACCAGCGTTAACATAGTCCTGCCATTAATGCGGTCAGTCCGCCAGTTAATGATATCCTCAGCTTGATATTGAAATATGTACGGGAGCTTAGAGTCGCTGTTGTAATCAACATATAGTCCATGACGCCCAACCTCTAATACCGATTCAAGCGAAGATTGAGCTAATTGGTAAATGCTTGAACCCGCACCATCTGCATCATCTTTTAAACAAGACAGTTTTTCAGTAACCGTAATTAATGGATCTTTCTTGAATGCCATCCCTATCATACCGTTACGCGTATTTCCCGTTATAGGGTAGAACACAGCTCTGTCTTGATAGTCCTTATTACGTTTTATCTTGCGCTCATGATTTTTCTCTTCAAGTTCAGGAAGATAACTTTTTACATCTTCACCACCTCGACAAACCGAGCGCACTAACTCCCACTGAGGAGCAGCCGTTTTATACTCCGGTCGAGTAAAATCCACATTATTTATACTCATCAGAAGGTTGTTCCTAAGTTGATTTCGAATGCTGGGCGTTTAACATTTCGCCTACTTACAGCAAAATATCTAAATCCATCAGCATCATGTGATGTGTAGTCGTGAAGAGGTTTGTCTTTCCAGCAACCTCGTTTGTCATCCCACTCTTTGCGATACGCTTCAAGATGAGCTATCCCTTCACTACATTTATGTTCATCAAAAACACAGCGAGGGAGAATTTCACGTACAGCCTCAATACCTTCATCAATCGAAAGTTTTGGTACTGAGTTAAATTGAATGGAGTAAACTTGACCATCAATTTCATACCCTTCACGAGCTAGTTCTCTACGTGATTTCGCATCTGAACCAAATTCACGATTATCGATATCATGTGGTGCATTATGACTCGCGTATGTGTAGCCTTTATCTTTCAGCACTTTCATATAGTGTCTCAGACCTTCACCACTGTTTGAATAATGGTCTATCACGTGGAATTCATTACCGACTTCACGAATGAACCAAATTGACGTTGAGTCACCAACACCAATATCCCAATACGTATGAACTGGCAGGTGGGAATTATCAGGAGGTGTGCCAATACGTTTATTTTCGTACAGAAAGCGGAATTGTTTAGCGTAGTAAGAACCTTCAACCGATTGCTGGAATGCCTCCGCGGGTATTGACGGATATTCCCGCTTCATATCATCTCCAAGTGTTTTCTCTTTAGCGTAATACCACGCTTTCTGGCACTCATTTAATTGAATATCATGCTTGCTTGATAGCTCATTAAAATAATCAACTAATCGCTGTGGTAATTGTTCAACAGGATTAATTGAATATTCTGGATTTTTCCACCATGAGAAAAAAAAGAATTTCCAATCTAGGTTAGAGAGAGTCTTACTCTGAATTTGTGCTTTCTCAGCAGACTGACAGTAATCATAAAAGTAACCTGCCCGTCCTTCCGCCGTACTTTCTATCGTTGTAAAACAATCACTTGATACCGCCTCAAATGCGCCAGTAACAATCTCTCTCGCTTTATCAGGATACTTAGCACATATCTTACCAAACTCAGACACATGCAAATATCGAAGCGTGCCACCACGAAATGACGTGCTGATATAAAGCGACCCGCCTTTACTAAAAACCAACTCACCCGCCGCATCATTACTTGCTGGGTTTGCTGCTTTAATTTCATCTGGTAGTTTTTCGTAGGCATACTTTATCTTTTCCCTGAATAACCGCTTAGCATCATTAAGCGTATGTGCTATCAGTGCACATTTAGCCGCCTCAAATAGCGCAGCGTCTAATTGGATAATGCAGACTTCAGTAGTGAAACCAAGTTGACGAGCTTTAAGGATAATATTTCGTGTGTGCATTCCCTTAAAGTATTCAAGCTGCTCAGGCGTCATTTTAAATCGAACTGGTTTGCCTTCTTTATTAGTGATCCAGTACAAGTGATTCAGTCGCCAGAGCTTATCTCTCAATAATGCAAGATGTTCTGGCTTCATGCTTATTCCTTCGATAGGTCATCCATCAGTGACGATATAGAGTCGGATGCTTTATTCTGGTGCATTTCATCTAACCCATACGCTTGGCGTTCAAGTCCAATTAGATTTTTAAGTGTCTCACTCAGTGCTTTAGCTGATTTGACACGTTCGGGGAGGGAGATGATTGAGTTATAGATTTCATTCAGTTTGTCGCGCCCGTTATCATCGGGGTTAAACATTAGCTCGCCCAGTTTACTTAAAGCTGGTACATCAGCACATTCAGCGGATAGCTCATCAAATAAACTGTTGGTTAACTCTCTAGCCCTGCGAATATCGCCTCTATGCACCATGCGAACATTGGCAATGACTTCAGCATTAGCTTCGATAAGTTGCCGCTCAGAAATAGCTTTCTCGGCGGCAACCAGAGTGGCAACCTCTCTTTTGGCAACCAAGTTTTCAGCCCTAGCCTTAACCTTTGCCTTTAAATCTCGTTCCCATCCTTCTTTCTTTGCACGTTTACTTATCGCTTGATGGGTTATCTCATATTGAGAGGCTATTTCTCTTATAGACATCACGCCAGCTCGGTAAGCCGACTCAATGGCTTCCCAGTCTGGTCTTTTGATCATTATTCACCTTCATGATAAATCAACAAGTCAACAAAAAAGTAAGAACTACATAGTTTCGCAAAAACTTTAAATCTGACTTAAATCAAAATAATGAAAAATACATTATTGTATTTTAGCACTTCATTGTTAATTCTATTGCTAAATACAATATTTAGTATTACTGCAATCCCCCTTATTGTGTTCATTGCAATAAGGGGCTTTTTTTATCAACGCACACTTATCTTTACATTTTAGCCGCCAATTATTTTGTTGGTTGATTTCACCAAAAACCTTAAAGCCTCTTAACAAGAAAAAGCTTGTGCTCTAACTATGAATATTTCTTAAAGAATTCCTCACAAAAAATTAAAAAACTCACCGTAGTGAGCTTTGTTATTTGCAATAAAAACCCGCACTAGGCGGGTTATCTTTTACTGTGATTACATTTTACTTTTCAATAAATTAATGTCGCAACAAATAATAGACTAGTGATTCTATTGAAATATCAATACTCTTTGTCTATCAAAACCATTAGCGCTAGCAAAGCTAAGGTATTCATCTAAAAGTTCTGGCGGCATAGTTGGTGTACGCGATAATACCCATAAATAATCTTTATTAGGACCTACAACTAGTGAATACTGATAATCTTCATCAAGTTTAATAATATTATAGCCACCGTAAAAAGGGCCGAAAAAAGATACTTTCAAGGCACCTATATCCGAAGATTCAACAAAATAAGCTTTTCCTATACTCTCTTTCCACTTTTTCCCGTTTGAATCCCATCCTCTGTTAACTACCTTTATACCCCCATCGTTGCGTAGAGAATAGTTTGCAGAAACTTTACTTAGCCCCTTTTCAAATCGATTATCTATTCTAGCCACTTCATACCATTCACCAAGATAACGAGATAGCTCGAAATGTTTAACCGGTGTTATGTCATGTGGCACCTTAACGCTACACCCATTAAGTAACAGCATACTTACAAACATAAAAACTGACTTTATCTGCATTACAACCTCACAGAAAATTGATCTATAAGATACTTTCGCATAAAAAAGAGTGCAGATCGACTATAGTGATTTAGTATTTCGTAACTATAGAACCCAGTATTTAAATAAAGTCATTGCCGCGCTAGCTCGGATTATCCTAACCAGAGTGGTAAAGCGATTGATGATAATATCAAAAGAATACCGACTAATAGGTATTGAAAAACATTGAGCATACAGATAAATATTTCTTTTAATATCATAGAATATATCCTTCATTGCCAATGTTGATTAACCGCATATAAGTATTAACACTTAAAATATAGCAGCTCATTTTCATTTGTCAGATATCACTGACCTTATAATTCAACATCAATGCTAAAGGTTAATATTAATATGGCAGCTCTATGCAAATGAAAATATCAATCAGGTTGTTCTGCTATAATCAAAAACGATCTTTTGTAACTTATAACTTCGCACCCAAAAGGAAGAAAATATGTTGAAAAAAATCACTTTCCTCATCTGCTCATTAGCTGTTATTTTCACACTAACTGCCTGTAACACTACTAAAGGTGTTGGTGAAGACATAGAGGCTGGAGGTAAAGCAATACAGAGGGCTGCACAGTAAAAATCCATATTAAACAGATTAATAAAACACTAGCGATGTTAGAGGTAAAGATATCTTCTAGTGTTTTACTCTTACAAGGCTAACTTTTACTGCTATCAACGGATAGCTTTAAATATTTCATTTAAGTATACTTATTGAGCTTTTAAAAAAATTCTATTAAATGACTACAGCTTATAAGGGATATTACATATGAAAAGAAGAATGATTATAGCTACATTAATGACATTATTTATTCCAGTCATTGCGAGTGCCTCATGCGAAAGCGTTGTTGAAGAAATTACTCAAAAAATTATTAACAATGGTGTGCCTGAAAAGAGCTTTACCATTACTGTCGTTTCAAATGAAGAAGCAGCTTCACAACAAGGTACTGTTGTAGGTAACTGTTCCAATGAAACACAAAAGATTATTTATACAAAAAAATAATTCGCCCCTAAAGGGCTTGCTACAAAGCCCTTTCATTTCTAATTGCTAACGTAATAAATCACAATAATCTTCCAGAAAATGGTCACCAACTACAAGTTAATTTGTGTTATTTACTTTTGTAAAGTTCGCTACCACTATCGCGATTACAATCTAGGTTGGTCTAGCTTAAGCTAAATTACTCAAGCCGTTATGAAGTGTTTTATGAGCATTGGTGAAATTTTTATATTAGTTGTTAGCATCTTAACAGTTTCAGCAACTGAATTTGTTGACGACTCTATTGTTAGGCTCGTTGTTGCTCAATTTTCCGGATTACTTTCTTGCAAAAAAACCGCTATTTTCCGAGGCTCAGATTTGTAATATCCGCTTGAGATTACTACCTTTTTAAGGTTGTGGTCATTCACGATTAACGTATAGTGACATTCTATTCATAAGCAGTTATTTTCTATTTTGCCCCGATATATGGGGCATTTTTATTTATCGCTGATTGAATTATCCGCATCACTTTTTCGTTAAAAATAGGCTTCTTATTCGCTTCAAAAAGACATCAAAAATCAAGCAAGCGATTGATTAAAAATAAGCTATATTTATTTTATTTGAAAAATCAAATAATTTTCACTATACCTGCTTTCAAATATTGAGACATCGCTTAAATATAATTATATTTTGGGTGTGGGCTTAAGATATTTGCCCCTTATAATTACTGTTAAGTTATGTACTACTATTTCCTCCCCCTCATCGGACACATGCGGGGGCTTTTTTTACCTCAAACATTCCGTCTTAATGTAATTCTGTAAGTACAGAGTTTGCCGCTTATTCTCAATCATCATTTCTCTGAGACGCCAATAATCTTGTTCAGCTGTTTCACTAAGTCGTGCGGTGCTTCCATTGCCTCCGCTTTTGGTGGTATTCGCTTCGGACTTTGGACACTCGGCGTTGATGTACACGCGCTGAGTACCATTGCGAACATCATTACGCAGCTTATCCATTTCAGCTTTTGCATTAGTGAGTTCCTTTGTGTGCTTAATGTCGAGTTCGTGAAGGGAGTTAATGCGCTTTTCGTAGTCTTTGTTGATAATCACTTGCTCATTAAAATCACCTTCCAGCTTGGTGTAGTGACTTTCCAATTTCGAATATTTATTGCTTAACTTGTCAAAATCATCAGTGACCCACCAAAGCCAGAACAGCAAAATGACACAAACAGCCATTAATACTTTCGTTAATGTCGTCATTTTTTGCCGCCTGAATACTTAATCGCCCATGCCTTAGCCACATTTAAGCAGTCATCAAACATCCTACCTTTTCGACTCGCTTGTGAACTTTTGCGATAATGGAGTAACGCCATATCACAAGCCTTTTGAATAACAACAAAAGAAAAGCCGAGCTTTTTTAACTCGGCTTGTACATTACGTGTTATGAATTGCTCGTGATTCATGCTGGCTCACCGCCTTCAGGAAAATCACCAAGATCACAAAGTTTAAACTGAATTAAATCTTTAACTAATTGCTCAGCCTTTTTAATCGCTTTCTTTTCTTTCTTCCGAAGTGTCATTAAACCACTCCCTTTTTGTCCGTGCTCTTCAAAAGATAATTTTTCAGCCCGAGCAACTCGGTATTGCATTTGCTGGATAGTTAAATCAGTCAACCCAGAAAAATCGAGAAGATTAATATCACTTCCTCCCTCCAGCGCAGTCATGTGATCAAAGACTTGTGCTTGTAACTCATAACTGTAACTCATGGCCATTAAACAAGCCTCACGCTTAGGGAATTTATAGCATGGATAAGTACGACCTTTATCATCGGTGTAATCGGCTAAAAATTTAGCCGATTGAACCTCCCCCAGAACCCTAGGAACTTTCGCCATAAAGTTTTTATGAGAGAGTTTTTTATATTTCTTACATGGAAACACCAATCCTTCAGATTCAGCCTTTGCCCTTCTATCGGCATTAATGTAATCAACCATTTCTAAACTCGTCATAGTGGGTTGAACATTATTGATAACGGTTAATTTAGTCATAGCGTATTACCTACATTTGAAATGAACCCTCGTTCACACAGAAAATCAGCCCGTCGAAGCTCGCCAGCTATAACTGACTTCCTCGAAGGCTCATATCAAAGTGATTGGATTCGACGGTTAAAGACTTGCTCTGTGAATGAGCAATAAAAACTCAGAGATAAAAAAGCCCTGAACGATGTCAGGGCGACTTGATTAGTATTCGTTTATTGATAGCGCAGCATCACCAATCGGTAAAGGTCGATTATCAATATCTACCCCTGTAGGATAGCGATAACAGACTACTCGACTAGTCTCGAACGCCTTGATGTTAACCGCATCGGACTGATTACCGCCCAATACCAATAATAAGCCTGATTCTGTTTTGCCAACAACAAATCCGACATGACCACCTCCTGAACGCGCAAAAACGACAATACAACCATATTTGGGCTCTGAAAGTTCCACACCATAATCGATGTAAGAGCGAGATGAATCAGAACGGGTCGAACGAATACCCGATCGCTCCAGCATGGCGTTAGCAAATCCTGCGCACCATGGCACCTTATCATCCGTACCAACCAATCCTGATAATTTGCTATCACGCCAATATTGGTCAATCCGAGGATTAGAGGCTGGACCTTTAATTTCACGCTGACCTATTTCTTTTCTGGCTTCAATCAGCCATTTAGGTTCATTCATCAGACACTTTCCTTAAAAAACGTTTTTCTAATGCACTAACTCCTGCAGCACCTGTCCAGCCAGCCATTCCAGCAACGCCTCCTGCAATCTCTGGTTGCCAGACGAAATAACTCGCAGCAAGTAACACCATAGAGCCTGCAAACATAGATATAATGACCTGAGCAATAAAGAGACCAAGTCTAAACGGCTCGCCTTTCAAAACCTTATTGGCATAACTGGCAATACTTCCCAAAAAGGTCATCAAGCCAACCAACATAACGGTTAATAAATTTATATTATTGGGTTCTTTATATGGCATATGTATACCCACCAACAGATGAGTGTTTTGTGATTAAAGTGAATGGAAAGCCGACTCACAGCTCTTAAGTAAATAAAATGAGTTAGTTATTGATTCTGTGGCGGCTAGAAAAAGAAAAACCCCGCCGATTGGCAGGGTTTCAAAAATTTGACGTAAATTGATCATTATTTGATTTTTTGGGTGTAATCATATAATGCTCGACTAACTAATTATCGATTACTTAATCCAAAAAGGAAGAGCAATAAAAAGCAAAATAAACACGGTTAACATCATAACTTTTTGAATCGTACTAAATATAGTCATATAACCATCCAAACTAATAGCTTTTATTATTTAAATATAGCTATTATTGTTTGATTGTAAATATTTATGGATGCCTAAATTTAAATTGCTTATCTGAGTTATACGGTAAATCAATTATCTATATTAAATAAGTACGCAATAGTGCTCTTATCATGATAATTTTTCATAAAATATTCAAGGTATAAATCTACAATTTTTAGATTCAATATCTCGACTTTCTAGTGACACAACATGAGCATACATTGACAAATTTATAATTTATTTTTTTAGCAGCCTGAATCGCCTGTATGATATTTATAAAATTACCAAGATATAGCCGAGTTAAAGACAATGGCATGTTATGGCAGCCAACTCTATGTATGTTATAATTACCTTGAGTTCCTACTGATGTCTGAATGTAATAATTCATATATATCTCATTTTTGTTTTGCAAATGGATCATAATAGATATAAAACACCATCAAATTTCAACTTTTTGTCTTAATCTTAATAAGACTAAATATTCTTTCAGTTGAGTTAATGATGGTATAATTTTACATCCAGTAAACTATCGCCACTGTCGCTAAAAGCAAAACAGAGATGGTTAGAGCATTTTGTACAAATAATAAAATTCGCTGAGAAAATATAGGTAAGTTCATAGGTGATTCCTTTGGATACCACATCTATTTTTCAAATAAAAAATTGCAGCAGCAAGATTTGCTATGATATAGCAATGAGGTAGATTCAATCTTTATTCTAACACATTACTTGAATAAATACGTTTAATAAGCCTTAAATATGAAAAAACCTCGCTGTGCAGCGAGGTTTTTAATAATATCTAATCTGATTATTGACATGCCTGAGCTTTCATAACACTTTTACAAAAAATACATTTTGCTCCATGAGGATTGCTTATAGAGATATCAAACTGTGATGTTCTATATTGAGAGCCGCTACAACAAGGACATTTAAAATACAGATAGATTTTTATAGTGTTCTTAAAGCGCCACCACATGCCCAGCGGCAGGGCCTTTTGCGCCATTTTCTATGATAAATGAAACTTGCTGGCCTTCGATTAAAGATTTGAAGTTATCGCTCTGAATTACAGAGAAATGAACAAACACATCTTTAGAGCCATCAGCTGGCGTAATGAAACCAAAACCTTTATCGTCGTTAAACCATTTTACTGACCCAGTCATTGTATTAGACATAGAATTTCCTTTAATTTTTTAAATTTGCCATATGGCGAAGAGGTTTGTTTTTTTTATTTTTACTTATGGGAATTAATTAGAAGGAATTCGCAATGAAGGGGTATCTTAGATAACGCTAAATGGTGAACAACTTTAAACTGACTAGCATAAATAGGCCTGTACTTCCAAACCGATGACTTGATTAAGCCACACAAACACTAGGATAGCAAATTTAATTTTCACTCTCACCACAAAAGAGTTGGTTTTTTAAGGCACCATACATTCACCATCAATCACTTTTTTAAATAAATCATATAGATAAAAAAATCCTTATCAATCCTATTGTTTTTCCAATAGTATTGATTGGATTTGATTAACTGAGGTATATATGAAAAAGCCTCACTAGGTGATTTTATTTAAATATGAATGATTTCGTTCATCCCAACAGTTATACGCTAACACAACTTTTAGATTCAATATTCATATGATTGGAAAAACCAATCATATGAGCAACGTTGAAAGACTAAAGTATTGTTTTTAATAATCATAATCCATATCGCAGTCTTAATGACTGAGGATAAGGATGAAAGTACTTTTGGTTATTCAAATAGTTATCAGGGTATTCAGATAAATAGTGTGTTATTAATGTTAATGGGGCTAATAAAGGTTGTGTTCCTTGACGATATTCGAGGATTAACTTGCTCAATGCTTGTCTTTGGTTTGATGTTAGATAGCGTTTAAAATAGCCTTGGATATGCATAAGCACATTAGTGTGATTGCGCCTAGTAGCTTGGTATTTTAATAAATTCATAAACTTATTTCGATACTCATCAAAATAAGAATCGATTGAATTCCATTCATTGTTACTAGCAACAAAACGCCCAAGTTCCCGATAAAGAGATTGTGAATGCGCTAATAAAAGAAGCTTATATCGAGTATGAAAGTCGATTAATGAATGACGATTGAATGAGTTTTTCTTTAGTTCATTTAGCTCATGAAGAGCAAATACCCGTATAATGAAGTTTTCTCGAATATGGGGATCACTTAATCTGCCATCTTCCTCAACAGGCAACCAAGGCATTGCTTTTAGTAATTGTTCAGTAAAAAGCCCCATTCCAGACTTTTTATTACCATTGCCAACAGAATCATATACTCGAACCCTTTCCAAACCACAGCTAGGTGAGTTTTTACATACAATATAACCACTTAAATTTGAAAGCCCACTCAAATAGGTGGTTGAAAACTGGACCATTCCTTCAGTTAAATCGCCTTCACGGCCATCACTAAATTTGAGTCTAACGTTATTTTCTTCAGATTTAACTAGCCTCAATGCAGGTCTAGGTGTCGGTAAGCCTATTGCCATCTCAGGGCATGCTTGTTGATATTCGAAATAATCTGATAACTCATCTACGGCAAAATGAAAGCGCTTATGGCCACCATCAAATCTAACACTATCACCCAATAAGCATGAGCTAATACCTACAGTGATTTTTTTATCTGATGTATTGCTCATATCACTAGAGGTAAGAATATTAACCATCACTGCCACCTTATATGAAATCATTTATATACAAAATTGATTTATAGTAATAATTGAATTCATATTAGTAACATTGCACTTTATTTACTAGCTTTATAAACCACTACTCTACGCTCTAATAAAACAAATAAAAAAGCCCCACAGAAGTGAAGTGAGGCTTATAAGCTGCTGACGTTGTTGTCATTCTTATCACAATATCAGCTATTTTACGTACGTAAAGCCTTGAGATTATTTTTCGCTAAAATTTATCCATTTCTAATGGCACATCAAGCATCATCAGCATTCCTTCAATTACTCCCTCAGCTTTTTGCAACTTTTTACCTATATGCCCATCAGAGCATTTCCGCTCTCTTGCTAGCTGCATGAATGTTTTCCCAAATAAATAATAATCAAGTAACAGGTCATGCATATCACTATTCTTTTGGTTTAATTGAGCCATGCAGCTAGAAATAATCATTGCGTCATCTTCACAGCATTGAGGTCGAGATTTAACCTTATTAGGTATTAAGCGACTAAAACCTGCCGCCGTCGAATACCACTGAACTGACTCTATGTTATCCGCCGCCCATGCGCCCCACATTTCTAGCACCTGTTGAATGTTACGCATCCATTACCTCGTGCTAATTTGCAAGCTTTTGCAGCAAAAAATAGATTTAATACATCTTGTATTTGAAATGGCACTTTCTAATTCTTTGGCGAGACTTGAAGTGCCTTTTTTTGTTTGGTTAATCATAGGTCCCCCATCTGGTAAGTAACACCTTGTTGATACCAATCAGGTAAAGTGAACTCTATTCTTCCCATAAAACCCTCAGCTCTGAGTTCCTGCATACGTTTAAGCTCATTTTTCATGTGCTGATATAGCTCATCCATTTGCCACGGTTTTAACTTCACTGAAGTTCCTGCTAAACGTGCAACTCGGTCAATGGTCATTTCGCTGTAAGTAATAACAGCGTGAGCATTAAACTCATGGGGATCTTCGCCAAGTTTTCGATGGCAACCTACGCAGTGAGCAAAGGCATTAAAGGGATGGTATCGGGTTGATTTATGTCGTCGTGATTTGAAGTGAGAACAGTGGAGTTTTGAAGGTTCGTGTCTAAATTGTCTTCCGCAGTAGTCGCACACATAATTTACTCTTTCCCGGACCAACTGCGAAAACACAATATCGTGCTTATCGCGTTTTAATGCCATTTATTTCTCCTGCATGCCCCACTCAGCAATAACAATCACAGCCATCGGGCTTTTGCTTAACTCTATTGTCCTCATAGCATCTACTGCATGCGGTAATATAAATTTGCGCTTTAACATTCCAGCACACTTCCTGACCGCATCATTTGATTTATGAATAGCCCAGCATAATTTAAGGGTAGTAAGTGCGCTCATAAACGCTTCTGCCTCACTTCTCATCTCTCTTGTTGCTCCTTAAGTTTCATATACTCCGAGTTATTAGGGATGATGATTGGGATGCCTTTCTCAATACACCATTGTTCATGCTTCTCCATCATTAGAAGCATCCGTGCTTTATCCATCTTGCGGGTTTTCTCACGCTCTCCGTTTTCATCACGACCTAACCAGTGACCGACAAAATATTCATGAGTTTCTTCATTAGTAATTGGCTTTGATAGAACGACTTCACCAGCCCCATTTTTAATATCAATGACAACACCACGCGCACGAAGCCAATCGCCTGTGGTTTCTATCCACATGCGCCATGTTCTGTTCATTGGTATTGTTCTGAGGTCACGCCATTCGGTGATTCTGATTCGGTATCGCTTACCGGTTTCTGTTACTTCTGAGAGGGTTTTGAATATGCCTTTGAGATTAGATTTGTGGAGACAGATGTCATCTGTCAATTAGCCTCCTATTTTATCCTTGCGAAAATTAGTTTTGAGGCGTAGCCTAATAGCATTAACTCGTTAATTAATCAGTTTTTACCAAGCGGCCATCGTATAATGGCTATTACCTCAGCCTTCCAAGCTGATGATGTGGGTTCGATTCCCACTGGCCGCTCCAATCGTTTGATCCCCCCTAACCCAATTAGTTCCCTGCATTAGATGCCTCTCGTTGGCTTAACGTTGTTCCTTTCATCTCTCAATACCCCGCTTAATTGATAGCTTTAAACAGGTAGAAATCATCGGCTGTTATTGCTGGTACTATGCAGTTACCGAAAAGTATTTTTCCATCTGGTGACTTGATAAATCTGAAATCCTTATACTCAGGTTTAGGCTGAATATTCACATCCATATCACTAGGAAATTCGTCATATTTTCCTAGTAAGTAGCACATGGCATCAGTCCATTCGTGCTTATCTTTGTCAGTAAACATGTATTCTTGAAGAATTGCATATCCGCTCATCTAGAAGTCCTTATGATTTGGTGTGTTAAACGTCTGCGCCTTGGTAGCGGCGTTGTTGAGGTTTATTGCTTTGCTGGCAGGCATTGGCGGCTTCAATCTGGTCTACATCCATAAAGTGACCATTCTTAAATCGCTGGTATACAACCCCCGTTTTGCCGAATCGGTTTTTGGTTACGATAATTTCAGCATATGGGGCAGCAGAAGAGTTCTCGTTATAAACTGCTTCACGGTAAAGCATGATGATAGAATCCGCATCCTGCTCAATGCTGCCTGAATCGCGTAAATCGCCATTGACGGGGCGTTTGTTTGGTCGCTTCTCAACATCGCGTGAAAGCTGGCTAAGTGAAATAACTGGCGTTAGCAACTCTTTAGCCATACCTTTGAGGTTTGATGAGATATGACCAATTGCCAAGTCGTTACGCTCTGCTTTGGGTTTTTCTATCAGTCCTAGGTAATCAACCAGAATTAATGCCAGTGAGGGATATTGCTGTTTGTGACGCTTGGATATCGCCCTGATCTGCTCTACATTCAATTTGCTTGCATCGACAATCCAAACATCTAAATCTTGGATACGCCCAATGCCATTGGAAACTCTAGCCCAGCCTTCATCATCCATTTTTGCTGGATTTCTCAATGATGAGACAGATACCCCTGACGCTCCTGCAATTTGACGTTCCATGATTTGGCGGGAACTCATTTCCATGGAAAAAATCAAAACGCCTTTCTTGAGCCCGGTTTGTTTATCAACTTGTGATGCGACTCCCTCAGTGATCCGTAACGCTAATTCTGTTTTCCCCATAGCTGGACGAGCAGCAATAATCACAAGATCCACTGAGTTAATACCACCCGTAATTTCATCAAGTTCATGAATACCAGTTTTCAGCGTGTCGGATTCATCGCCATTGGTTAGTCGTTGCTCTAACACGTCAGTAAAATCAGCTATTAGCTCCTTAGTGTGTACAGGTTTTATCTCATTGTTAGCGGTTCGTAGTTCGTTCGCCTTTTTGATGAGTTGGTCCATTGCTTCGGCAGCTGCGTCAATCGAACCTGATTCGATGACGTGACGGTGTTGATCCATCAAGCGAATCATTTCACGGCGATTGTGGTTATCTGTCACCATCGTGGCGTAGCCTTTCAAGTTTGCTGCGCTTGGGCAGTCCTTAACGGCTTGCATGATATCTGCGAAATGCTTATCACCCATAGCCTCAGCAACCATCATTAAATCAATTATACCGCGCGTTTTTGCTTGCTTTTGAATGACCTTGTAGGTTTCTCGATAGAATTGAACTGCAAAAGCTTCGGGTTTTAATGTGGCGAGAACATCAGATGCGTTGAGTGTTAATCCGTCTTTCAGCAAGCCACCAATCACGCTTGCTTCGATTTGGTTGTTGACCATTGCTATCTCCCTGTCAAACTTGGCTTCCCTTCACGAACTGCTGTTAGCGTGTCCTCTTTAAGCAAGTGATCGATATCTGCTGACCAACCATTAGGGTTGTCCCCGAAATACCACGGCTTAGCCATTCTGACAAAGGCTCGAACATATGCCCTCCAACCATCGGCATTTGGCGTAGCCAGCTTAGGGATCAGTTTCTTGAACCTACGTTTTCGTTTGTCATTCAGAACAGTTGCATGGGGTAAGCTGTCACCAACCTCTTCGTTGTAAACATCAAGATATTCCTGATAGTTGATTCTGACAGGTGTTCGCTTTTTAGGTTTATCAGCGTTCTCTCCATTCCCCTCTTGAGGGGTAAGGGGAGTATTATTATTTATATTATCTATTGAATAAGTATCTATTGTGTTTAGCTGATTTGGCTTATCCTCTTTAGCTGTTTTAGCTAAACTTTTATTAGCTGGTTTAGCTAATGTTTGGCTATTTCGGCTAAACTCTAAAATCCACTCATTGATATTTTTGTTTACTCCAATCTTATTCCCTTGTTTGATAAGTATTTTTCGCTCAACTAGCTCACATATTTCCTTACTCACATGGGTGTGATGAAGATTTATCATTTCAGCTATTTGAGTGTTCGTTATACGGTCAAAATCTTTATGCCAACCGCATGTTTTCTCAATGAGCGCATCAATTATCCGGTACTGCCGATAAGTCAGATATTGGTTGCTAATACTCATCATGTATTTTTTCACCTGACGAGGTGTTTTAATGAAGTCATCACAATCATTCACTTTTACCTCTGTTAGCCGTCGTTGGTTGCCAAATTCAACGTATGCAACATTACTTTTCATTCTGTATCCCTCCGGTCAACTCCTGACGATGTTCAAGCCGTAATTTTGCATCTTCAAAAATAGCCCTGAGCGCCTTAGCTCCTTGCCTTGTGACGGAGCGATTAACTCGCTCACGCATGATGTTTTTATGTACGATACGCTGGTAATTTCTTATGTTTTTTGCCATAATTAAACTCGCAGAACGTTTTGATTAATGCGCCTCAGTTGCTCCAACAACTGGGGCGTTTTCTTGAGTAAGCAAGCGTGAAAGCTCGCCTATTTGCTTCCACAAAAAGCGATATTCCTCTTCACTAATTTTCTTTTCACCCGGTAAAACAAAATCAATTACCCCTGCCGCTGCTAATGTCTCACATAGCTCAGGTATCTTTTCGGTTCTACGAGTGATAGTTGAGTCATGAACGCCTAATGATTTAGCGATGACCGTTTGAGATGTTGTTCTGATAACTTGATAAGCTGTTGCCACCAAGTGATTAGATACAAATCGATTAAATGATTTGCGTGAATTTGCGTTTTCCATAATTTATATTCCTTCATATGCAGTTAATCCGTTACCCACGATCCTGTGAGTGTGCTGCTCTGAGAAGTTCCTCTGAGCGATTCCAAAGAATATAGACACCCTAGAGTTAACTAGGGAAAACAAACCTATATTCAAATGTTAAAGAACGAGTAAATCTATACTGCTTTTGGAGGAAAAATGTCATCGATAGTGACGTTAATTCCCTTATTGTTAAAAAAACTTACTAGCTGCCTGCATACTTCAAGGTCTGCTTTACGCCGACCATTTTCATAATGACTAATGTTTCCCTTTGTGCAGCCAAGCTCTTTAGCTAAATCAGTCTGAGTAAGCCCAAGTTTTTTTCTATATCGGCTTATGTAATTCATCTAAACCTCCTTATTCTTTATCACGAAAGTATACGTAAAGTATCCGTAATTTCAATAAAAAAGTATACATATTGTCGGTCTACATTTATGTATACATATCGTATTATTAGGTTATGAAAATGAAATGGTATGAACTAGCCAAGTCCCTTATGAAAGATAAGGGCATTACATACGATCATATGGCTGAGCATTTTTCGGTATCGAAAGGTGCCGTTGGGCATTGGATGACAGGAAAGAGAGAGCCAGCATTTAGTGAAATAGCTAGAATACTTGCATATGTGGGCATCAATAACCCAACCATAAATCAAGATGGTACTATTAGCATTAACGAAGATTCGATCAGTAGAACTGAGCCAATCTATGAATACCCTTTACTATCTAAAGTACAAGCAGGTTCATTTACCGAAAATAGTAACTCTTATACAGAGAAAGATGCCATTGCATGGATACCTACAGCCAAGAAAGCAAGTGATCGCGCTTTTTGGCTTGAGGTTGAAGGTCATTCAATGACAGCAGCACAAGGAGGTAAACCTAGCTTTCCTGAAGGAATGTTGATACTTATTGACCCAAAAGAGCCAGTGAATGTTGGTGATTTTTGTATCGCTAGGCTAAACGGTAACGAATTTACATTTAAAAAATTAATAAGAGAATCAGGACAAACATTCCTTGAACCTCTTAACCCGAAATTTGATTTAATCCCAATAAATGAAAACTGCGAAATCATAGGTAAAGTTATAAAGTGTCAATGGTCTGATGACACCTTTTGAGGAGAAAGCATGGCATTCAATGATATTGAACTAGCAAATATTGAAAAGTGCATGGAATTTTTCTTAGAAAAACGCCGCCCAGCAGAACATCTCAGAGATGAACTCGATTTACAGTATCGTATTGAAGATGACTCGGTCGTTATATTCGAGGTTAGACAGTTAACATGGAGTGACTCAAGAGTAGAAGAACCTGTAGCAAAAATAATACATAACAAAATCACAGGCTCTTGGTCACTACTATGGATGGATAAAGACAGTAACTGGCATCATTACGATGAAAAAATGTTAGGTAGTTTTTCAGATGCTATTAAGCTTGTAGAAGATGACTTGCAAGGTTGCTTTTTCGGCTGACGACACATTTTAGGGTGTGGGTAAAATAACATTAACTATATGAATCGGCGCATAAGTCATGTCTAAATTGAGTTACCCAGCATTACTTGAATCCGGGTTTCATGATATGGAATGTCATGAAATTAAGAAAATTTGCGTGGATGCATTCCCTTCTTCAAAACGAAGAGGGATGTTATATCAGAATTTTAGTAATTTATTAGATTCATTCTGCAAAATAAATGCAATTTCTTATTGTATATCTGAAATATGGGTTGATGGTTCGTTTACCACCAATAAACCAGAGCCAGATGATATTGATATTTTAGTTGTTACTGATTATTTATTACTAAATCAAGTTCCACAACAGTATCATGGCATGATATCGCAGTTTTTTGATAGAAATTTTGTGAAGCTAAACTACAATATTGATGTATTACTACTGTATAAAAATCATCCAAACCCCAATTTGGACTATGATTCTATGAGAAGTTACTGGCGAGGATGGTTTGGTTTTGATAGAGAAGAAACCCCAAAAGGGCTGGTGAGGATCAAGCTATGAATAAAAATTCAAATCATAAAGCTTCGTCTATGGATGACAGAATTTCCTTTATCAAAAATAAAGTAGACTCATTAAGTAAATCTGGCTCAACCTTTGCTGACAAGCTGTACCTTTCTTCACTGGAATCGCACTTAAGCGATCTGAATGGAATAGCCTTAAAGGAATCATTAAACCACCCATTTAGAGATTTTCTTGAGTTAAGACTTAAAGGAACAGTGGTAGATTTAGGAACTATACCATTGGGTATTTTATCCACGTTCTCCAAGAATCTTGAAGGGCTAATTCTTAAGGCATCTAACAAAATATCTTCAGGGAAAGATCAAAGATCAGCACCAAAAACTTTAAAGCAAACCATAGATTTAAGACTAGCAAATATAAGCCATGGCTCCACTCGATTAGGGGTCTCGTTTAATTCAAACACAGCTGATAATGGCGAAATGTTTGAGACCACAACAAGCAAAGCTGTCAGTGATATATTCACACTATTAGAGTCTGTTAGTGATGATGATTTTATTAACAATATATCTGAGATTGGCTATAACTCAGCTATATCTCTGAGAGAAATAATTAATGAATGCAGAGACAATGATATTACATTTGACATGTCTTGGACTGGCCCATTCAGTAATGGCACAAAACAGGTAACAGTTAATAAAAAACATATAGATAGACTTCACGATAGACTAAATACCACTCAAGTTGTTAAACCAAGAAAGGAAAGAATATCTGGAGAGTTGGCAGTCCTATCCAAATATGGAAAATTCGATGTGTTACTTGATGATGGGTCAAGAATAAAAATTGATTTCCCAGTAGATAAGCTTGACGAAATACAACAAATACATAAAGTTGGCTCAAGAATAACATTCGATGCAGAAGTAACAGAAATATTTAATACTTCAATACATCAAGCCAGACAAAACTATCGACTAATATCTATAAAATAATCTCCCAGCCCTCCCCGCGAGGGCTTTTTTGTATATAGAACCCACAGCCATCTAAACGGATAACCACATGAAAAAAATCATGATTTTATCAGCTTTAATTTTGTTAACCGCCTGTAATTCAGGAAAAAATGAAAATCCTCCAACACAAGTAGGAATGGCTAACCCTGCTTCTGTTTATTGTGCAAAATTAGGCGGGAAACTAGATATAGTTAACACCAATGATGGGCAAGTTGGATACTGCAGCCTCCCCTCTGGGGAAAGAATTGAAGAGTGGTCTTTGTACAGAAGAGATCACAAATAAACATAAGAGCCCTAAGGGGCTTTTTTTATATCCTCAACTTCACTCCTATTTAAAATCACTCTTACAAGACAAATAATTTTTCAAATAAATTACCTGAGAATACAGATGGTTGACAATTAAATACAAATGAAGTCTACATTTTGTATTTACAACAATCTACGATTGGTATACATTAAAACACATCGAAGGCACACACCCTGAGATAAATGCTCTTTAACATCTTGCCGATTACGTGTGGTTTATACAGTACGGCATAGCGGAACGCTCAGAGGAACTTCTCAGAGCAACCACTGAGTGGTTTTTGGGATTAGTAAACGCACTACGGCACATATGGTATTAGGTGACCATCCCAATCACCAAAGATCACTTAGGAGGCAAATATGACAGCTATTATTTTTTTACCAGCAAAAGAAAACTCAAAGATGCGCAGATATAAACGTAACGGAGAGTACTACAAGCAACGTAACAAGTTAAAAGCTAAACAAAAAAGCCGCTCAGTGGAAGAAATCTGGGACTCAATATTTAAACCAGTAGATGAAACAGATGTACTGGCAAACTTGCTTGTCGGGATAAAAGACACACCCGATGTGCAACGCAAACAATCACGGCTACGCAAGCCGATTATGAGTGATGGAAGTGTTACGGCGAGATAAAGCCCACTGATGGGCTCATAAAATTAACTATTCTTTAGCTTGGATGCTGGAGATAGGTATTCAGAACCGCAAGAATTACATTTCAAGGTAGCGATATGAGAACCAATCCCAAGTATAGTTTTGACAGAATTAATACTAAGTGTAGACGCCTTGCCAGACTCATAACAATGAGCACAAAAATAGGAAAACTTACCAACGGAATCTTCGGAAAGCTTCTTGCGGTAGATCGTCGTACCAATCATCGGACTCCACGCTTCATAATTCACGGACTCACTAGACCATTTCTCTTTGTCAGCATTTTTAGCATTTGCTTCACTGAGAGACTTCTCAAGGAGCATTATAGACTTCTGCTTCTCATTGATGACCTCTAAGAGTTTAGTATTTTCCATTTGAATATCATGAAGTTTTCTATTTATTTCATAGACAGCATTATCAATATCAGCCTGATTTTTTGCATCATTGACGACCTTGAATAGATTCAGGCTTTCTCTAATAGCAGCAATGGCTGCTGGAATTTCACCGAACATAATTAACTTCCATATTGTGGGGGTAAGTGAATTTTAGCCGATTTCTTGCTGTAGGGGTATAGCAAGAACCACCTCGCCTGATGTGGTTAAAAGCAGGCAATTTGATACTTATTTTACTCAAAAAAACACACATAAGGAGGCAAAATGCCACACGCTAAAGCATCAGTAGATATTAATTTTAAACTCATTCTGTCTGATGAAATGCAACCCAAAGTAAAAGGTATGGCTGAAATATCTGTACCTGAAAATGAGCCAAATATTCAAATGCTATTGGATGAATTTGTGAAAAATCTAATCGGGAACGAAGCGGTGAAAACAGCTCTCAAAAAAGCCGCATTAGAAACACTAGTCAGGGACATTATCCATTAA